GTTATTCTTTAAGCTTAGATCAGCAAAGCGTTCATTATGAGTAGAGTAACATTTTCAGTAGAAGAGGAAACAATAGTAAATGCTTTAGATGCTTTTATTAAACAAGGTGGTATTAGGGATCTTATCAAAGATATGTTTAATCATAATGATAAGTCAAAGCAAATGCTAGGTAAGTTATTATTAGGTGAAACTTTACCTCTTAAACCAAAAATTGGTCAGATGGGTATGTTTAAAATGTCTACTCAGTGGTTTACTAATAAAGATACTACAAAGGATACAGACTTAGATCTTAAAGGATATATATCTTGTAGAGTAACTGGTTTAAGTGCTTATACTGATTATTCACCAATTAAAGTAGAATTACCAACGTATAATGAGTCAGGTGCAATAGCTGTTATATCAACAGGATTAGATTATGATGAATTTATATGGTTGGAAGAAGATAAATAAAACATTGTGGAAATTAAAGATAGTATCTGAGTATACTACATGACCAGAAAAATAATAAAATGGGGAGTATTTATATTCCCCTTTATTATTATTTAGCCATATAATGCCAACTTTATGACTGAAATTATCATTATTTTATATATAAGCATTAACTTTAGGCATATTTAAAAATAATGCAATATCAGTTACCAAATGGTCGTGTAATAAACATCACAATAGAACAGTATTTGTCTATGAGTGATAATGATATTCAGTACATGATATGTACAAATGCAGGTGAATCAATTCACAATCCTTTCACTGGCTCTGCACTAGATGAAAACACCACAGAAAAACAAGAAAAGATTTATGACTTCACATTCAATGTTGATGATGAAGCAGAAATAAAAGAGATATCTATTGAGGATTTAACTCAAGAAGATTTAGACAGAATAGACAGTTTGGATATCTAAAAACTTAACATGGGAGAGTAGACCATGGAATAGCTAAAATCATACTCAACAATCAATTAAAAAATAAAATAGTGTTAACCGTAAAAAACATGTGTTATGGAATCAAAAGTCAAAGTAACTGGTGATGAATTAGGTAATGTAATCCACCAATCAAGTAACAATCCTGAGTATGGATATGTAAGAGTAGAACAAGTAAGAACTATGTTTGATGACAATAGCTTTTTAAGAAGAAAAGTTGTAAGTGCATTAATAGTTGGGTTTATGGATGATTTAAAAGAAGAAAAGTACTATGCTGGTCAAGAATTACCAGGAAAAGTAATTATAATTGAGTCATTAAATCCTTCTAACAAAAAAGATCTTACAAAAAATCTTAAAGTAGCAGGTAATACAGGAGTAGTATGCACATTGAATGGACAATCTATTTATAGAAAATCTATTTATTCAATTGCAAGTAATGCTGCTGATGAATTAATCAAGCATGATAATGTAGATGAAATTAAAGAAGCTAATGGTATCAGTAAAATTAAACTATCAGCAGTAAACTCTTCAGCATCTGATGAGTTCAATATTTAAGTAGGTATATATAATCAACAATGTATATAGGGATAGTGTTAAAGCTATCCCTTTTTTTATTAATTGTAAAAACTAATGGTCATGGAGTTACAAGAAAAGAATTTAGAGTATAAAGGTAAGTTAGAAGCTTATCAATTGTATAAGGGAGATACTTATACAGAATATGAGAAAGATAATTATAACAATTATCAGAACCATTTGTATAAACGGGCACTTTATGGTTTAAGTGCATTTACTCAAGCTGAATTAGCTACTATGTGTAGTAAGAAGAAACAGAGAGTAAGTAAAGTATATATGAAAGGTCAAAACATTATCAACCTGTATAAGCAAAAGATAACTAATGCTTATAGTAATTTTATATTCAAGACATTGTTTCCTGAAAGTCCACTAACACAATTTCTTGTGGAGACTGAAGAGACAGATGTTGAGTTTAAAAATACATTATCCTTCAAAGAACTTGGTATCAGTAAAGATCAAATAGTTAATATATTTGTAGCTGAAGGTATTTTACCTAAAAACTTTCATAGTTTGCAGAGAGATACTAATGCATTACCAAGATTGAGAAAAGCTTAATGGAAAAGAAAAAAAAGTACTGCTCAGGGTGTGATTCTGAGCAGTATATTTGGAAGAACTTTGAAGGCAATAAGTATTGCAAGAACTGTTGGGGTAAGATACAATCTAAAGATCCAGATCATAAGGTTATACCTCAAGTATCAGCAAAGAGAAAAAAACTTGATGCTGAATATTTACTACTAAGAAAAAAGCATATGGAGAATAATGCATTATGTCAAGTAAAAGTTGGTGGCTGTACTAATATGGGTACAGATATACATCATAAATTTGCTGGTTCTAATAGAGATGCATTTTATTTAATACAAAGTACCTGGCTTGTTGTTTGCCGTAACTGTCATAATCATATACATGATAATCCAGCAGAAGCAAGAACAATGGGTTGGTTAAAATAGACTGATATGAAAACATTGAGACATGCTAAAGGTATTGATTGCAATCATCCACATGTTATTGAGGTTACAGTAGCTAAATTTGTTACTTGTCCTCATTGTAGAATATTGCTGAGAGAAGCTGATGTTAAATCTAAATTTGAACAATTACACTTATCAGAGATTAAGAATGATGAAGTAAGACTTGAAAATTTAGATAAAAAATTAACTGAAGAGGAGAAAATTGTATTATCAGGTATTACTTTTAAATGTTCAAGGTGTGATTCACCTATGGTACGTAGAGTAAATGGTAAAACTAATGAGGTGTTTTTTGGATGTAAAAATTATCCAAGATGCAAGGGTACTAAAAATGTAACACTAATAAAAAGATGACAAGAGAAGAAATAAAAAATGATATATCTGTAAAAAGTAGATTAGATACTACAAGACTAACAGATGAGCAGCTTAAGATTATTGATTTTATAATTAATTATAGTTTTAAAGATAAAGAAGAAGTCTATACCAATGGTACTATATTAGTTCCTCTATTTAGGGTATTAGATGCAATTGTACAAAAAGGAGAACAATATCAAGCAAGTTGTTAAAATTAGAATAAAATGACAAGAGAAGAGATACAGAAAAAATCATTAGAAGCAACTAATGGTATTAAGAGAGCGGGGTTGTCACTTGCTACTGGAGTTGGTAAGACTTTAGTAGGTCTTATGCATATGGAAAGAAATCTGACTCCATTAATGAATGTGCTTATTGTTGCTCCTAAGCTTAGTATTTTTACATCTTGGAGAACTGAAGCTATTAAGTTTAATAAGTCTCACTTACTTGACACAGCACAATTCACTACTTACTTAAGTTTGAATAAACTAGACCCAAGAGAATATGATATGATTTACTTTGATGAAGCTCACTCATTGTTACCTTCACATAGAGAATTTTTAGATGAGTATGACGGTAAGATCTTAGGTCTTACTGGTACTCCTCCTAAAATGGTAAATAGTGAGAAAGGTGAGATGATGCAAGAGTTTTATCCTATATGTTATGAATACTTAACTGATGATGCTATTAATGATAATATCTTAAATGATTATAAAATTATAGTGCATCAACTTAGGTTAGACAATAGTAATAAGAATGTTAAAGCAGGTAGTAAGTATAAATCATTCTTTACTACTGAATTAGCTAATTATAATTATTGGTGCAGTAGGATAGAGGATTCTAGACCGGGAAAAGAGCAGCAAATTTCAAGAGTAATGAGGATGAAAGCTATGATGGCATTTCCAAGTAAAGAATCTTATACTA